TGCAAGCGGCTAATCGAGACGATGCCCTACCTCGAAGCCGACCCGAACAACCCCGAAGACGTGCTGAAAGTCGACACGGACGACCAGGGCAATGGCGGCGACGATCCGTATGACGCCGTGAAATACGGCTTATTCACCGGTGGCGTGCAGCGACTGGAAGCAAAGGTGGTGAGCAATGTTAACTGAACTTCAGGCGCTGCTGGGCGGGCGCGTGCGCGACACCTGGGCGGCGGAAATGCAGCAGTGGGGCACGTTGGTGCGCTTGTACCGCGAGTATGCCGAGGGGCGGCAGCGCTCGTTTCTGACCGCCAAACAGCGGGCGGCGCTCAACATCAAGACCGACGTCACCGAGCAAATTGTGCTCAACTACTGCGACATGGTCGTGCAGGCGATGGCGGACCGGCTGAGCGTCAGCCGCATCGACGGCGAGGGGGACGAAGCAAGCAACTGGTCGGCGGACCTGCTGAAAGCCAACCGCTTCGACGGCTTGCAGATGGACGTGACCGAAGCCTCGGTGCGCGACGGCGTCAGCTTCGTGATGGTGGCGTTTGACAACGCCGAGCGGCGCGTCGTCTTCGCCCACGAACCGGCATGGGATGGCGCGTGCGGGTTAATTCCAGTGTATGACCGGCTGGGCAAGACGATGATCGCCGCCATCAAGGTCTGGGACGAGCCGAACGGCAAACAGGTCAACCTCTATCTGCCGGACCGGGTGCAGAAGTACACCTGGGTCGAGGGCAAGCTGACGCTGACCAGCGCCCCGCAGTGGCGCGACCGCAGCGGGCAGCCGCTGGGCGTGCCGGTGGTGGCGGTGCCGAACCGCAAGAACGGGCGCGGCATCAGCGAACTGGCGGCGGTCATCCCGATGCAGGACACGCTGAACCGCTCGCTGATCGACATGATCATGACCAGCGGGCTGACGGCGTTTCAACTGAAGGTGGCGCTGGGCTTCACGCCGCCGGACACGGTCGCGCCGGGGGACTGGGTGACGATTCCGGAAGCGCCCGCTGACCAGAAGGTCGATGCGTTTGTGCTGCCGCAGGGACAGTTGGTGCCGTTCATCCAGCAGGCGCAGTTCGTGATTGACCAGATCGGCACGATCAGCCGCACGCCCCTGCCGCGATTCCTGGGCGCGGACACCAGCAGCGGCGAGGCGCTGAAGCAGCGCGAAGTCGGCTTCCTCGGCAAGCTGAAGCGCTACCAGGTCAAGGGCGGCAATGCGTGGGAAGACGTGATCATGCTGGCGGCGCGGGTGCAGGACGCCTACGGCACGCGCCGCGCCCCGGCAAGCCCGACCTGGGACTGCATCTGGGACGAGCCGGAGGTGCGCAACGACACGGAGGTGATCGACAATGCGCTCAAGGTTGCCGACCGCGTCGGGCGCAAGGAATTCCTGCGGCTGATCGCCCCGGTCTACGGCTGGGACGAAACCAAGATTGACGAAATCCTTGCCGAGCAGGACGCGGATGCGGCGCGGCGGCTCGACCGGCTGCGCGGCTCGACCGGCAATTTCGACGCGTTCGACGATGCCCAGGACGACGAGCGGCAGCCTGCGCTGGCGTTTGCGAACTAGCGCGTTAGGTGGGAAAGGGCGGGATATTCTGATGGACATGGGCGGTGGGTCGTCACCGGAAGCCCGCGACGCCGACGGATGGCGACCCTAGCCCGCCCAGTACGTTTAGAATTGATGCTCACGTGGCGCAATCGGCAGCGCACCCCATTCACTGAGATGGGAAGGTTCCGGGTTCAAATCCCGGCGGGGGCACATGCCGGATGCGCAAGGCATGTAGCGGAGCAAGGGACTTGTCACCCTCCGCCGAATGATGGCAAGCGTGAGGTCGGCGTAAGCGACCTTCCCAGCCAAGGGGAGAGCGCCGGGCGGTTTGGGCAGCAGTTACGCCCGATACGATGATTTTAGCAAGCCGTTGGCGGTGAGACCGTGAAACCGCCGTCCAATACTGTGACGGGGCGAAAACTCCGTACAGTCCTAGCCCCGTTTGACCACATACCTTATTCGCCCCCTAGTCCAGCATTTATTAGTTTTCCAAGATGCTCCATACCACGGTCTATCGCCAAAAACGACTGAGCCTCGTCGCCGCCAATCATCATTGCGTCTACGTGTGATGAATGATCACCAATCGACATCAGGATACCCCTTGCACTCGAAAACGCACCTGCGAGTTCCATGTTTACAGCTTCGGTTCGCTGAATTTGAGATGCAGCCCGGGCTGCATCTTTGCGGGACTCAATTAAAGCAACAAGTGACCGTCGCCAGAATAGCACCAACGCATCCTCTTTAGCCTCAATCCTAGCCTGTTGTTCTCGTTTCATTGTCTCTACACGCACTTTTTCCGCGGCGCGCAGGGAAGCTATCGCCGTGATCAACGGTGTTGCAACTGATAAGACTAGTGCGGCGATGGCGATGATTAAGGCGATTTCCGCTGACATGATTTCCCTCCGAATATTTCGATGATTTCATTTTACCGAATCCGGTTGCTCAGCGCGTTCTCCACCCCATTCCCGCCCTACCCTCTAGCCATACTTAGATCGAGGGATGCGACTCGACGCCGGCAGCAACGCAGAAGACTAAAAAGCGCAGACAGAGCGGGCTGCGCTTTTTAGTTGCGCGTTAGCGCCCCGCGTTGGCTCTAGCCTGAAGGCAATGCATCGACTACGCATGAGGACAGGACCATGTCGGATATTTCCGTGACCGCAGCCAATGTTTTAGCAGGACCGAACGCCAAGAAGCGCCGGGGCACCGCCGGCGCGACCATCACCGCCGGACAGACGCTGTATGAAGACAGCGCCGACAGCAACAAGCTCAAGCTGGCAGACTGCGACGCGAGCGCCGCGACCGCGAAGTGCGTGGGCATCTCCCTGCACGGCGCGTCGAACGGGCAGCCACTGGAGTTTGTCGAGGAAGACGACGACTTCACGCCAGGCGCGACGCTGAGCCTGTCTGACCAGGCGGACACCGGCGTGTACGTCCTGAGTGGGACGGCGGGCGGCATCGCGCCGATGGACGACCTCGCCAGCGGCGATTACCCGGTCATCCTGGGCGTGGCGAAATCCGCGTCGAAGATGAACCTCAAGATCGTGCGCGGCACCGCGCCGCTGACGGGTGCCTAAGATGGACGCCCTTCACGCAGAGATTACCGCGCGGATGGCGCGGTCGGTGGCGCGGCTGGTTCGCCACGCCGAAGCCGAAGGCATGACGCCGGGGGCGCTCGACGGGCGGCTGACGCTGGTCATCAGTGAGGGACGACTGTCGCAGGTCGTGCTGCCGGCAGCCACGCCGAAGGGGAAGCCCGTGGTGTTGGACGTGGTGCCGCAGGTTGAAGCGGGCGACGACTCTGCGCCTGCCGATGCCCTGAGCAACCCGGACGATCAGGTGCGACCTTAAGGTCGCCTTGCACACGGGTAAAACGGTGACCCAATCCCGCCTCCCTGCCCCATCCACAAACAACCTGAACACGCTGGTGCGCGACCTGCTCGACCGGGGCTATGGCCGGGCGGCAGGCGCGACCCTGCGCGCGGTCGGCGTGTCGGTGACCGAGGGCATCGTCGCCCAGCGGCTGCGCGAACTGGACGCCGAAGCCGCGCGCCTGGCGGCAGTCGGGGAACGCCTGAACAGCGATAACCCGGTGCTGCGGGCGCTGCTGGCGGACCTGGACACGGCGCTGCGGCGGGATGCGCGGCGGATGGACGCGGACGCGGGGCAGGCACAGGCGGCGGGCATCGACGCGGCGGCGCGGCTGACGCGCGAACTCGCCCTGCGCGGCATCGACCGTGAAGTGTTGATTGCCGCTGGTGTGAACTGGCAGACGCCGGACCCGGAAGCGGTCAATGCGCTCGTGAATTATGCCACGAGCACGGGCTGGGCGGACGAGCTGCGGCGCTACCCGGCGCGGGTGCGCGACACCGTGTTCAACCAGGCGCTGCGTGGCATGGTCGAGGGCTGGTCGGCGGAGAAAACGGCGCGCGAAGTGCGGCGGGTGGCGGAAGGGATGAGCGTGGCCCAGGCAAACACCCTGCTGCGGACGCTGATGCTGCACAGCTACCGGGACGCCAGCGCGATTCACGCCCGCGCCAATGCCGACATCCTGACCGGGCAGATTCGGATTGCCACGCTCGACGACCGGACGTGCCTGGCGTGCATTGCCGAACACGGGACGCGGATGGCGGTCGGGGAGCGCGTGCTCGACCACCACGCCGGGCGCTGTGTGGCGCTGCCGGAAGTGCGCGGCAGACCGCGCAGCGTGCAGACCGGCGAAGACTGGTTCGCATCGCTCGACGAGGAACGGGCGCGGCGGGTGGCGGGCGATGCGGCATACGAGGCGCTGCGCAGCGGTCGGGCGACCCTGCGGGACTTCGTGCAGCCGTATCAAGATAGAACGTTCGGCGCGATGATTCGGCAGGCGAGCGTGAGTAATTTGCTCAATGCGCGTTAACCGTCCCTGACCTGCCCCACACTCTGAAGTCAGACCAAACAGACGCAATCGTGCCGTTTGCACGTAAAACTCGAAGCGAGGAACCCATGCACTCTCAGACCAGCAGCACCCGGCGCATTGCGAACCGGCGCACAAACGCGGAAGCAGGCATCGACCTGACGAAGCGGCGGCGCTGGTACACGGAAGGCGACGGGCAGCAGAACCAGAACGGCGGCAGCAACGGGAATTCTTCGTCTGCAGGGACGCAAAACACTGAGCACATGATTCCCAAGACGCGCTTTGATGAGGTCAACCAGGCAAAGCTGGCGGCGGAAGCGAAGCTGAAGGAATTTCAGGACGCTCAGGCAGCCGCCGAGCAGGCGCGCCTCACCGAACAGGGGCAGTTCAAGACGATTGCCGAGCAGGCACGTCAGGAAGCCGATGCCCTGAAGCCGTTCAAGGAGCGCGCCGAAGCCTATGAAAAGGCGTTTCGCGCCAGCAACGACGCCCGGATTGCCAGAGTTCCGGAAGCAATGCGGTCGCTAATACCGACC